GCGTTGCTGTCGATAAGTTTGACACAGCGAAGAGATGTTATGACAAGGCCCATGAGTTTCGTACCCGGGCAGCTGAGAGGATAAAGGTAACAGTCTGGCAGGTTCCTGTATTTATTATCACAAACAGGATTAATCATAAGGATCTGGGATTTGAGAAGAAGAGCCTGCACGACATAGTGAGAAAAGATGAGGATGGATTTTACATAAACCTTATCAATTCTCTTGAAACTACAGGTAAGGAGAAGAAGAGACTTATCCGTGAGGCAAGTATAGTTGACATCGAACATGAAGAAGTAGAAAATAATGAATGACGAGCTTACATATAACTCCTTTGACGAGCTGTATTTGAACAACATGCAAATGCTGGTTCAAGTTGTTGACTGTAATACTGTAATCGTAGAGGCAGGCCGTGGTACCGGCAAAACAGAAGGAGTAATAAGCCGCAGAACAATAAATGTGGCTAAAGATATGCCCAGAGAAACTTCAGTCCTGGCGCATAAAAGTTATGTGGCTCTGTTGGCCAACGTGGTTCCTAACATTATTGCATTTTATTCTGAACCAAGAGGAGACGAACAGAAACCTCTACTGAGAGAGGGAATAGACTATGTTGTAGGGGAGAAGATCCTTCCCGGCCATTTTCAAAAGCCGCGTTATGCTCCTGAGCATCCTGAACACACAATGTTCTTTGCCAACGGACATAACATCCGTCTGGTTGCGACTGACCAACAGGAGTCAATTGCAGGATCCAACATTGTGCACATCTTTCTTGAAGAGATGAAGCTTAACAAAGGAGATAAGCTCAAGAGCCGGCTTATCCCGGCCATGCGTATTGGCAGACTCACAAAAAACATATCTCAGACACAAGCTTCCATTTACTATCAGGGAGTGACCGGAGTATCCGACACTGCTCGAGTTTCGCTTGGAGAAGACTCATGGTTCCAGGAATATGAAGATAACATGAACGAGGAGCTCATTGCTGAAATCGTTACGCTGTCTCTCCACATAAATGAGGCGTTATACAATATTCATCAGGGCAAGAATTTAGACATTATGCACAAGCGTGTAGCAAAGTATACTCCTATACTTAATCGTGCAAGGAAGGCAGCTACTCTCTATATGAGAGTGAGCACTTTCATTAACCGCGATGTACTAGGACCTCAATACTTTGCAACACAGAAGAAGCTACTCACTCCATCGGAGTTTCTTACTTCAATATGTTCTGTCCGGGAGAGAAAGGCAGAAAATATGTTTGTAGCAAACTTCGATGAGTTAACCCACACATTTGACGACTCTTATAAGTATGAGTCAATAATGAAATTTAACCTGAGGGACAATTTCCGGATTACTGCAGAGTACCTTAAGCACTATAATCCGGATGATAAACTTGAACTTGGATTCGACCCGGGATCCTTTGCCTCTTTTGTTGTTGCCCAGGAGAAACGGAAGACAAACGAATACAGGATACTAAAAGAGCATTATGTCTATTCTCCAAAAGACCTGCCGGAACTGGCCCGCGAGTTTAACCAATTTTGGTGCAACCGGCGCAACAGGAACATAGATCTATACTATGACCGTGCAGGCAATCAGCGCAAACCACAAAAGAGACAACACGAAACAGATGCAAAAGAATTGAAGTATGAACTTGAAAAACACGGATGGCGAGTTAGGCTTATGAGTCTAAACCAGAGAACTATATTCCATTGGGAACTTTACAAACTGATGCTGAAGCTTTTTTCTGCTGACGACAGAGCAGTGCCAAAAATTCTGATTGACTCTAACGAGTGCCCGAATTTGATATCGTCAATTTTTGCCTCTCCAATTAAAAAAGGTTCGAACCCGATAGAACTCGACAAATCCAGTGAGGTCAAATTGCCGCTCAACCTTCAGGCAGGATTATCGACACAAATACCGTCCGGATTATTCTATTTACTCTGGGGAAAATTTGAAAAGTTCCTGAGTATGGCAAATGGTTCAAATTCCGTCAATCTTCCGGGCAATATGACTATGTAAAAAGTATAAAACGAGGGTATAATGACAGAAAAACAATACTTAAATGACTGATAGACAAAATTTATTACGAGGAAAGCAAGAAAACAAAACTATTTCTCTCCTTCCTGATGCCGGCTCGCTGATTTTCTGCCCTGCATCGCAAGTGGAGGAAATGTCGGGAAATATGATGCAGAGCCACTTGTAGGATATAGAGTGTATCAATCATATTATAGAAAGTTAAAATATTTATCGCAGAGAATTGTATTGCAATGCATGTCCTTTATAATGCATAAAACAGAACGGATATTTGAGCAATGGAAACAATAGATGGGCACAAGGCCATTCGCGCACTGGAAGATATAACTAAAGCAGGGGGTACGTTTACTATCTCATTCTTTAAGTATTCCCGGGCAAAGAAAGAAGCGTCAACAAAGCTAAGGACAATAGCAGGATGTCGCTGCAGGGCACAGATGCCACATGAGAAGTGGGACATAGATGGAGACAACTACTTCCTGTTTGAATGTCTGGATGGTCCTAAGGCTTGCTATAAATACTTAATAAGGTATATCGGGTTCCCATCCGACAATTATAGATTGAAGAAAGTTAAATGGTTTAATAATGAAGAAGAACACTAAATACCAACTCAACAGTCTGGGATATGTCAAGGCAGGCCCGGACGTATTCACTTATCAGATAGGTGAGACATTGCAAGAGGCTCAGGAACTATTTTCTGATTCTATTCAGGGTACCGGTCGCAACAACGTGCAGTTGGTACGAGTAGATAACTATAAGGTATATCCTGCCGGGTTCAACAACTTAGAGCCTAACGAGCAGAAAGAGATGATTGCATCCAATAGACTGCTGCCTGAGCTCATTGAGAAACAAATACGTATGCTATATGGTACTGGTCCTGCTCTCTTCATCACCAGGCGTCAGGGCAAAGAAGTATGGAAGGAGTATGTAGAACATACTGATATTCAAGACTGGCTTGACTCATGGTTAGAGAGGGGCCTGGCCGATGATTATAAGACATACTTCAATAAGTGCATACGATCATTCTATTACGATGAAGGGATATTCTCTAAGTGGAGGATGGCCCTGGGTGTTCGTATTGGCATGAATAAGGTGGCAGGACTGGAGCATGTCTCTAGCCTTAGGACCAGATTGGCTACAACAGGAGAGGTGATAAACAGAACAGACTTTGAAGACAGTGAGTTTCAGCATGTCATAGTAGGTAACTGGCAGTATGCAGGAAAGGAATACAAAGCGTATAACCGTTTTGATTACACCAAACCTTTTAAATACAACACAGCCATCAGTTATTCAAAGAACCCTAGCCATGGCGAGGAGATCTATGCTTTTAATGTGTTCTTCAGGGGTATAAAGGCATGGGTGATAGGATCCAACCGCACTCCTGAATATATCAACAGCTTTCTTGAAAACGCGATATCTGCCCGGTTGCATATCATCATCCCTAATGCCTGGGTGCAATCGAAAATTAAGATGATTGAGGATATGTGTGCAACAAATGCAGAACGTTCTACAGAGCAGAAACCGCTTCTGGTAATTAAATTTTCAGAAATCGACGCAATGGAGATAGGTACAGAATACCATGAAGGGCTAATTGCCGAGTATGTATCAAAGGAACTTCGCAAACTGGCCAACTATCTTTCCGGAGCAGGAAAGAATCAGGGGAAATTATATGCTTCTTACAGTTTCACAAATTCTGAAGGTGAAGAGGAACGTTGGAAAATAGAGGAAATTCCCAACAAATCTAAGGAGTACATTGAGGCTCATACGACATACGATAAAAGAGCAGATGAAGTGATAACATCCGCCAAGGGCATCGACTCATCCATCTCTAACATTTCTAAGGATGGTGTGATATCCAAATCGGGATCAGATGCTTATTATAATTTTATGATATACCTGAATGGCCTTACAATACCTGAAGATGTAGTGTGCCGTGACATTAATTACTCTATAAAACTGAATTTTCCGGATGCTTATAAATCCGGAATCCGGCTTGGATTTTATCGCTCAGCGATAGAAAAACAACAAAATGTACCTGAAGAAAACCGGTTAATAAATGCACAAGTATGAACACAATAGATTTTTTTACAAGTATTGACGACTTCAAATCCTTTGCTCCGGGCGTTGATGCCTCGTTGCTTATTGAGTCTTTATACCCATCATTTTTGCCTACAAGAAGCAAAATACAGGATGTAATTACTCAAAAGGTCTATGATGCTCTTAAGGCAAGTAGTGAGGAAGAAGAGCATGTTGTAGCAAAAATGGCAATCAAATCGGCCATTGCCAATTATACTATGTTCAAGTACAAGATATTTGATGCTGTCAGCAAGAATAATAGCGAGCAAAAACTGTATAAATATCAGTTGGAAGAGATAAAAGAGGAGTATATAACCATGTTTTGGGCTGCCATGGATGATCTTCTCCGTTACCTGGACGATCATAAAGAACTGGGAGACTGGTCTTCATCGGACCAGTATAAAATAAGAGAAAAACTGCCAATAAAAGGTGCAAAAGAGTTTAATCACTTCTTTGCAATCGATAATTCGCCTTATTTCTTCTCAAAAATTCAATTTCTCATTAATAAAATCAATGAGGATCAGATAATCCCCAGGGTTGGAGTTATTTCCGAACTCACAAACGAGAAATTAAAGGAAAAATGCAAAAGAGCCCTGTGTATTAATGTAATGGCAGAAGCAGTGATACTGTTTGATATCACAGAACTGCCAAAAAGCATCCGAAACGATGTTGCACACGAATTCACAAAAGGAGGTTCTGCTGTCCAGGTGAGAGAAAAATTAAACTCCAATCTAATGAAGGATGTGGATGCATATTACCTGAATATAGAAAGAGCAAAGGCCAATAGCTCCGGGATAATAGAAAATGTGGTTAATCGTAACCTTGAAAATGATAAAATATACTTCATGTCATGATAACAAAAATTGAAAGAAGACTCCTTGGAGCTTCAAATAACGCATCATTCCCAACTGTATGGGAAGATCTGGATCCAGTCCAGTTCGTAACAGCTATTTGTATTCTTCTGGAATTCAAAGCAGGGAAATTTGGGATTCGTGAACTTCAGCTTCGGCTTTTCACAGAGCTGTCAAACATCAATTCGCGCAGGATCCTGAGAAAAGATTACGAATGGTTTGAAAAGGAGATATTCAAAAACCTTGACAAGATGAATTTCTGCCTCAAATTCGTTTATGATGATCCTCGTTTTAAGAATCTCGATCCAAAGATGCAAGCCCGGCTAAAAAAGATTAATCCGGAGACAATTAAAGGAGAGCCTGAAGCTGCTATCGCATCAAAATTCAAGAGGACAATCGAGATCGATGCCGTAATCTGCAGGCAACTCATCCCTAATATTTATGTGGGGCTTAAAAAGTTTCCGGGTTACCGGTTCGAAAAACACGGAGATATAGTTGAAACATCTATTACTGCAGAGCAGTATATCGATGCATTGACAATTATTTCGCTTACAGCCCAGGAGAAAACAGAAGAATACATCGATTTACTTATATCAACTTTGTATTGCCCGGGGAAATATTCATCAGCAGTAGCAAAAGCAAATATGGGCCTTTTCCGGCTGCTTAATCCGGCAATTAAATATGCCATCCTTTTCAATTTTGAGAGCATCTTATCCTGGTTCACAAACGAGACTAAATACGGCATCCTGTTCCGTAAGGGTAAAAAATCCGACAAAGTATCTCTGGGATTCAACTCAGTGATCTACTCCATGACAGAAAAAGGTTATGGTAACATCAAAGAGGTGTCTGAACTCAATCTGATCGACTTCCTGGAGTTGATGTATAAAAATCTGGTTGATTCAATTATTCAGCTGTCAGAATCGAAGGTTGAAAATTCTGAAATAGCCAAAAAGCTCAGTTTGACCATTGACCAAGTAAATCAATTTGTATAATGATACTACAAACAATATTTCTGTTTTTTGCCAGATATCCGGATCATAACGGAGTCATGAAGAACTTCAATAAAGCATCTTCTACTGCAACTTATACGACACTAAAGCAGAGTGCTTCCGATTTGGCAATAAAAAACATATATCCGGAGATTACTGACTATGTTTTTGGAGTGTCAGATGCTGCAGTAAAAAAAAGAATACAGTCCATTTCCGGCCTTTATCTTTTTGTCGATTACGGCAATATCCGAACTACAACAAATCAGCTTAACGTCCGTCAGGATAGCTTTGATTTATCTGTTACTCTGGCAAGGCCATTTTCTTCTAATCAATTTGATAGTATTGAAGAAGTGGTAATGGTTGACCGCTACCTGGAGTTAATTAAGCTAGTCAGGGATGATATGTATTCAAACAAAGCTGATCCATTTGTAAAAAAGCTTACGATGCCTACGGAGATAATCCCTTTTGCATCGGCAGAGCTTAATAATAGCTTTGGATTCAGCATGGTCTTTCAGATGCAAGGAATTGATATGCTATAACAGGATGGGAAAAAAGATTGGATTTGGTGCGCTTCGACAAAAACCGGAATCGGATAGTGATAAAAAAGGATCTGATAAAGAGAAAAATGTAGACCCTATAGTATATGAGTTGCTGGATGATTTTTGTAGTAAATATCTTCCTGCCTCAGATATAGAGGGCTCGACACATCAATTTACGACTGCCGAAATAATTAGTGCCATCAAATCCTTCTCTCAAGACTCAAAGTTGAGTCAAAAACACATTACAGATGCTCTACTGCTGAAACAATATAAATTCAGTGTGATTAAAGAGGGGTGCCGGCTTATTTTTAAATGGATAGTAAGAGAAAAATTATGATATCCGAGGGTGCAATAAAGACACAATATGTCCGGGAGATACTGGAACGTGACGCTAAGTTTATAAACGAAACTCAGGGAAAGGTTATTCAGGAGAATTTTAGACGAGTTTCCGGGAGGCTGCTCAGATCTATATACAGGAAAGATTTCAACATACAAGGAGATGATAACAGAATGATGCTTGAGTTCAGCTTTTTAAGATATCTCCGGTTCCTGGATATAAAGAGTTCAATGGATCGTTTTAAAAACAAAGAACTGAGAAAAAAGCTAGCTCTATACAACCGGGTAATCTGGGGCCGGCTTTATAATGAGACTCGAAGTGATATTCGATATGGTCTCACAGAGCAAATAAAAGAGAGGATAAAAACAGAACTTCAAAAAGCAATATAAAATGGGCAAACTATCTAATGATGAGATAAAATTCATTCTCAATCTTGAAGCAAAAGGTCTACAGGCCGAGATAGGCAAGTCAACTGCTGCAGTGAAAAAGTTTGCACAGGAAAATAAAGCCCTTCAGGCAGAGATGGACAATGCCAATAAGTTTCTTAAAGAAACCGAGAGACAGATGAAGGTATTGGAGAGAACAAGTAAAACAAACAGCTCAGCATACCGAGAGCTGAAGGAGACTTACGCTGTAACAAAAAATGAAATATCTGATTACTCGGAAAGGATACTCGAAAACAACAATGCGATAGAAAAGAACAATGAAGTAATTGCAAAGGGGCTAAATGCGCTTAAACTCGAGGACATGACGATGGGGCAACTCAAAAACCGGGCTAAAGATCTGCAGAAACAATTGGATGCAACTTCACTCTCAACAGATCCGGAAGAGTATAAGAAGCTACAAGCAGAACTCACTCAAGTTGATAACAGGATGGGACAGTTGAAAACTACCGGTAAAGGAATGATGTCTCAGTTGAGTTCTATTCCGGGACCGGTCGGTCAGGCCGTTCAGAGTCTTATGGGGATGGGCAAAGCTATGATGGCTCTTATTGCCAATCCTATTGGTGCAGTTATCGCTGCGATTGTGTTGGTATTCATGGCATTTAAAAAGGCAATTAACTCATCAGAAGAGGCTACGTTCAAACTCAACAGGATCCTGGCGCCATTGTCAAAATGGTTATCATTCTTAATGAAAATCCTGCAGGATATCGTGATTGGATTTTTAGATTTTGCCGAAGCAATTATCTCCGGTTTTTCAAAGATCCTTGAGAAGATACCTTTCATTGGTGAGAAAATGAAGGAGATAAATGAAGTAACCAGGGAGGCAATTCAGCTCGAGAGGGAAAAACAAATTCTAGAGAAACAGGAGAGGGAGTGGATAGTTGGTCGTGCAAAACTCGAAAATGAAGTTGCTAAAAATAGAGATAAAGCATATCAGAGAGATAAATATTCAGCTCAGGAACGACTTGGATTTCTTGATTTGGCACTTGAGGGAGAGCGTAAAATATCTCAGGAAAGTGTTCACCAGGCAAGAGAGAAATTGAGAATTGCTCAGATTGAAGCAGCTCGGGCAGGAAATACAACAGAAGTTGAAAGGAAGTTGAAGGAACTGGAGGCTGCTGTGATACAGTCCGAAACAGAGATGTATGAAAAGACAAGGGGCATCCAGGAGAAAAGAAACTCTTTCGTGGCTGAAGAGAAAAGGGCGGCTGTAGAAGCCGCAAAAGAGGCTCTTCAGAAACAAAAAGACTTATTGGATGCTCAGCTGAATAATCTGGAAAGTAAATACAATCAGGAAGTGTCTCTCCTCAAGAAAAGCGGCATAGAGCATGGCAATACAGAAAATCAGATTAATCTTGGAATTTCCAGGCTTGAT